AGCTATCTGGTCAGCAACTCGGCTATCCTTTGTATGCAGAATATCTGCCTGCAAACGCTGTAACTGCTGGTTACACCAACATTTTCATTCGCGTAGTAGAAGATCCAGATCAACTGTATCAAGTACAGTCTTTGGGTTCTGTTGGCTATGGTTCTATCGGTAAGACTGTTGCTTTGGCAAACTTCACTGGTGGTACAAGCTCTACAACTGGTAATAGCACTTCTGGTAACTCAGTTGTTGCATTGTCAGCTACTATTGCTAATACAAGCGCGTTGGCTGTTAAGATTGTTGACTTGGTTAACTCCAGCTCCACTTTCGGCGGCAACTTCCCATCTAACCCCGGTGACGCATATACCGATTGCATCGTTAAGTTGAACTTTGGCGTGCATCAGTATTATCAGTCCGCTGGTACAACAGCTTAATAAAGGAGCTATAACATGGCTATTTCACGTTCACAGCTCTTAAAAGAGTTACTCCCAGGACTAAACGCGTTGTTCGGTTTAGAGTACAAACGCTATGGCGAAGAGCATAAAGAGATTTATGAGACCGAAGCCTCTGAGCGTTCATTTGAAGAAGAAACCAAACTGTCTGGCTTCTCGGCTGCTCCAGTCAAGAACGAAGGCGGCGCAATTTCTTATGACAATGCGCAAGAAGCTTTCACAGCTCGCTACTCACACGAAACCATCGCTTTGGGTTTCTCAATCACTGAAGAAGCGATTGAAGATAACTTGTATGACAGCTTGTCTGCTCGTTACACCAAAGCATTGGCTCGTGCTATGTCTTATACCAAGCAAGTTAAAGCAGCATCTGTATTGAACAACGGTTTTAGCTCAAGCTACCTCGGTGGCGACGGCGTTGCCCTGTTCTCTACAGCACACCCATTGGTTTCTGGTGGCACAAACAGCAATACTGCTGCTACCCCTGTAGACTTGAATGAGACTTCTTTGGAAGCCGCTACCATTCAAATCGCTGCATGGACCGATGAGCGTGGTCTGTTGATCGCTGCTAAACCACGTAAACTGGTAATCCCACCATCATTAATGTTCGTTGCAACTCGTTTGCTTGAGACTAACCTCCGTGTTGGCACCAACAACAACGATATCAACGCATTGAAGAATAATGGCACGATTCCAGAAGGTTACACAGTTAACCACTTCTTGACCGACGTAAACGCATGGTTCTTGTTGACTGACGTTCCAAACGGCTTGAAGCACTTCGAGCGTACACCTCTCCAGAATTCTATGGACGGTGACTTCGATACTGGTAACGTACGTTACAAATCCCGCGAGCGTTATTCGTTCGGTTGGTCCGATCCACTCGGAGCATGGGGATCAAGCGGTTCGTTCTAAGAACTACCCCCTCAACGGTTTCTGACTGTTGATGTAACCCCCCAGCTCACAAGGTTGGGGGGTTTTTTATTTGTCGGGGTTTTTTAATTCATCCCAATGATGAATTCTGTGATGGTTGGCGCATAGCACTATGCACTTTTTTACTTCTTCCATTGCTTTGGTATAGCTTCTATCGCTCACCAAGCGGCTTACTGAGTACTCTTTGTCTTTTGGGTTTATGTGATGAAAGTCCAATACAGCCGGATGATTTTCCCCACATACTGCGCACTTTAATGTTGCTTTAAATTCTTGCCATTTTTCTTTGTTAGCTTTGTTTACTAACTTTATTGCCGCTCTAACTTTTTCTTTATTGGCTTCGTAATACTTACGGCTGCTTTGCTTGTGATACGCTTTTCTTACGTTCGGATCTTTGTATGGCATCTGCGTTTACCTTATATTTCCAGTAGATTGCATTGCGAAAAGACCAGGGCTGACCGGGCCGATAGATTTTGAAACCCGCATTGATTAGCGAGTTGGCTGATGCTGGATTGTTTGTTGTATCGGTGATTAACCAATTCCATCCTAACTTTCGAGCTTGTTTGATTCGCGCCAGTATAAGACGTTTTTGTAAACCATGTCCAGTATATTCGTAAAGCACGCCCGCTCTACATAAGTAGCCTGTATCGTTCCACTTCTGTGACCGCACAAGACCCGCAAAAGCAACTGGCTTGCCATCTTCTGTATAGGCAATCCACCAATGACCCCGATCTGGTTTGTATGGGCTGTCCGATGGCAAAATCTTTTTCTGCAGAAATAGCAGCAGGGATTGAATCGCTTGATCTCTTGTGTCCACTTTTTTTATTGTGAATTTCATTACCCATTCTCCGCCCAATTATTTGCCTATTTCAGCTCATTTTACCCAAAAAATATGTTGCAAAAATTAAAAAAGATGTATACTTACGCTAACTGGGTGATTGCTTATACCGGACTGCCCCAGCAGACGATGCAACGATTGGTATAAGCGTACTTTGCATAGGACAATTTATTATGGCACGTTCCACATTTGAAGGCCCAATTTTATCAGGCCCAAACCGTTTTTCCCCACTCCGTAACGTAGGTTATACTGATTTAGTTCAGTCAACATCTATTGTTTTAACCAATTCTACCAACGGTACAGCTGGTTATGCTGGCGGATCGGGTCAATTTGTTAACGGAAATACCGTTCCTAACGTAAACGCTACTGTTTACACCCCTTCTTCTAGTGTATACCCACCCGTAGCAGCTACTATTACTGCTGACTCTGGTACTGGTGGTTCTGGTACTTTATACCGTGGTGTTGTGTTTTATCTGCCATATGGATCAGATATTAACGATTTCTTAATCGACACTAATGCTGTTATTACCGCTACTGGCGGCACAATCGGCACAGTAACCGCTAGCATCGGTAATGCTTTTAATACAACTACTTACGCTAACGTAGCTTCTATGAACGCTGCTGCTGGCCGTAATACTGTTGCTTTAACTGGCGCTCAATTGCTTGCACAAAACTCAACAACTGGCGATATCACTGTAAGCCCAGTACAAGGCACAAGCCCATACTCATCATTGGCTTCCCAAGTTGTTGTTACTTTGACTATTCCTTACACAGGCGGTTCAGGTACAACTTTGCCAGTAATTACTGCAGGTACGTTTACTTTTACAGTTCGTTACACCCAGTTGGATCCAAGCATCGGTAATGCAACAACTTACCCATACGGTAACTTTGACTAATTGATCCCCGGGGGGCTTAGGCCCCCTTTTTAAAATTTAAGGAGATTAATTATGACAATGCAATATGACGTAAAAGGCTCGCATTTAAGCGGTTCAGGTTTTATGGCTTCTGGACGCGTGCGCCTTAAAAATTTGGTTTACCAAGGCAACGGAACGGCTGGTAGCATAGACTTATTTGATACAACAACGGCCCCAGTATCCGCTACATACGCACGTTCTGGGACAACTGTAACAGTTACTAAAACAGGCCACGGTTTAACAACTGGGCAAACTGTCGGCATTACTTTTTCTGCTGCATCCGGTGTTTCAGCAACCGCTGGTAACTATGTAATTACTGTTACAGACGCTAATACTTTTACTATTACAGACACTAATTCGGGAACTATCGCAAGCAGCACCGCTTGTTTGTACTCAACTGGTTATTGGCTAACGAGCTACAACACAGGTACAGCGGTTCAACCGTTTCAGGTTATTTTTTCTGGCGAAGGTATTTTGGCATTAAACGGTATTTATGTAGTTGTTTCAAATATTACGTATCAAACAGTTCAATATGGCTAAGAAGAACCCTTCTCTCGCAGTGAACCGTATTTGCGAACTTTGTGGCGTAGATATTGCTCACATGCGGGCAGATGCAAGGTTTTGTTCTAGAAGCCATAAACGAATTACTAGCGATAGTAAAAGAAACCATGTTGTTGAATACCAACGTAATAAAGAAGCACGTCAAGCACAGGCATTAAAGTACTACTATGCTAACCACGAAAAAGCCAAAGAGTTACAACTAGCTAGGCAAAAGACTAGGCTACCACAAATTGCTGCATATGAAGCTACCCGTAGAGCTTTAAAACTTCAGCGTACTCCTAAATGGCTTACTGAAATTGATAAAGAACGTATTCAAAATGAGTACAAATTAGCAGCATTACAGTCTAAAATTACTGGTGAGCCATGGCATGTTGACCATATTATTCCATTACAGGGTAAATTAGTTTCTGGGCTACATGTTCCAAGCAATTTAATGGCTGTGCGTGGTGTTGACAATATTTCAAAAAATAATAATTTTGAGGTCGCATAATGGCTAACCCAATAAGTAAAACTACTAAAGGAAAAGGTAGACATTACCTAAGTACAAAAGAAGGCGCTGGTATGACAGCAGCTGGACGCAAAGCGTATAATGCAAAAACAGGTAGTAACTTAAAAGCACCACAACCTGAAGGCGGCCCACGTAAGAAGTCATTTTGTGCTCGGATGTCTGGTATGCCCGGACCTATGAAAGATGAAAAAGGTCGTCCTACTCGTAAGGCGGCTAGTTTAAAACGGTGGAAGTGCGGAACAAAATGAGTAATATTGACCCAATTTCAACGGCTAGAGAATTAGCCACACACGCTAACGATATTGAGCACTTGCAGGCTGACATGGACAAGATGGTAAAAGAGATGTCTGAAATTAAAACTGCTATTCAAGCCATTCAAAAAACTTTGGCTGAAGCTCATGGCGGTTGGAGATTGTTACTTGGTGTTGGCGGCGCTGCAGCTTTAATTGGCGCTATTATGGCAAATTTGTTTCAAGGATTTTGGAGTAAGTAATGGCTAAAAATGGATATGATCAAACTTACGAAGATGACCGTAAGGAGAATGAAGAGACAGCGGACTTGTTACCTCGAGCTGGTCGGGCTATTGCTGGCGCTGCTGGGAAAGCAAAAGACTATGTTGTAAATGCCGTAGAAAACATGCCTCAAGTAAAAACTATGAAGGCTATGAAAGACCGGTATGATGCGGCGCAAATGCCTGTAGAAAAAAAAGCAAAAGGTGGTAAAGTTAAATTGTTTAAGCACCATGACGGTATAGCGCAAAGAGGTAAGACTCGTGCCTAGCACTTCCAAAAAACAACATAACTTTATGGCGGCTGTTGCAAAAAACCCACAGTTTGCTAAAAAG